GATTATATTCTTGGATTATTGAAGCGAAGAATAAAGAGTAAAGATTTAAAGTTTGGGCCATCACATTTAGAATTAAAGACTAGTGAACTGCCAACTGTAGAATTATTTCAAAAACATTTTGGTTCATATACAAAGGCATGTGAATTAGCAGGAGTAAAACCAATGTTTGGATCTCGATTGCCTGATGAATGGCAAAATAAAGTTTCAGATGATGTAAAAATATTTATTGATACGCGCGAGCAACAGCCACTTGAGTTTGCAAATTCAGAATCACTCAAATTAGACTTTGGAGATTATGCTGTGGGTAGTGATCATTACGATTATACATATGTTGATCGTAAAAGCGAAACTGATTTTAAATCAACACTCAGTAAAAATAGTCTTGAGCGATTTCGTGCAGAACTACAACGCACCAAAGACTTTGATAGTTATTTGTTTATTGTTACAGAAACAGACATGAGCACAATGGAAAAACGCAACAAGTGGTCACCACATACCTCCAACATGAAATATATATATCATAATATGCGAGTTCTTGCCCACGATTTTGCTGGACATTGTCAATTCATATTCACTGGTGGACGTGAACAGTCTCAAGAGATAATTCCAAAAATTTTAACATTGGGTAAAAAACTTTGGAACGTTGACTTACAATATTACATCAGCAAAAAATTAATATAATGGCTTGGGAAACAGGAAATCAATTGTCTCGCAAGGGCGAAGAAAACTTTAACGAACAACTCGATCAAATCAAGGGATTCATTGAAGAAAAAGATGCAAAGATATTGTTGTATAAATTTTTGCGTGAGAATATTACATTTACTGCAGATTTAGTTAGTGGCGTTCAGCTGTTTCCATTTCAACACATGGCCATCAAGGCAATGTTTAGTACCGATTATTTTATGGGCGTTTGGAGTCGTGGTATGAGTAAATCATTTACCACTGCGATATATGCATATCTTGACGCTATGCTAAATCAAGGAGTCGAAATTGGTATTCTTTCTAAATCGTTTCGTCAGGCAAAAATGATCTTCAAAAAAATCGAAGATATTGCAAGTAAACCGGGTGCATCATATCTCGCACAATGTATAACTCATAAATCAAAAAGTAATGATGAATGGTTGCTTGAAATTGGCAGCAGTCGTATTCGAGCGCTTCCACTTGGTGATGGTGAAAAACTTCGGGGTTTTCGTTTCCACAGAATCATCATCGACGAGTTTGCTTTGATGCCCGAGCGAATATACAATGAGGTTATTATACCATTCTTGAGTGTTGTTGAAAACCCAACGCAACGAGAAGAACTATTTAATCTTGAAACAGAATTGATTGAACAAGGCAAGATGAAAGAAGAAGATCGACACATCTGGCGAAACAATAAATTGATTGCATTATCTTCTGCAAGTTATAAATTTGAATATATGTATAAAGCATATGAACAATTTGAAGATTTGATTCGTACTGGCAGCAAAAAAGAGAGTGATGCACATCGAGTGATTATGCAATTTAGTTATGATTGTGCTCCTCGACAATTGTACGATCAAAATTTGTTGGATCAAGCAAAATCAACCATGAGTCAGAGTCAGTTCGATCGAGAGTTTGGATCGATATTTACCGACGACAGCAGTGGATATTTCAAGACATCAAAAATGGCAGCTTGTACATTAAAGGACGGCGAAACTCCGACCATCGAAGTAGCGGGCGAAGTTGGTGCAAAATATATTCTTGCATTCGACCCAAGTTGGGCCGAGAGCGAAAGCAGTGACGACTTTGCAATGATGGTCTTGAAGCTCAACGATGATCGCAAGATTGGAACAGTTGTTCACAGCTACGCATTGAGTGGCGCAAATTTAAAACAACACATATTTTATTTTTATTATTTACTCACTCATTTTAATATTGTATCTATTGTTGGTGACTATAATGGAGGAGTACAATTTATCAATGCATGTAATGAAAGTAGTTTATTCAAAAAAAATAAAATCAATATCAAATGCTTAAACACAAACTTTGATGATCTCGAGCACTATCAAGAAAAAATATTGGAGGGAAAAAAAGAATACAACATTGAAGACAAAACAATTTGTTATCTGCGAAAGCCTACGAGTGCATGGATACGATTGGCAAACGAATTATTGCAAGCAAATTTTGATCACAAGCGAATACATTTCGCGGCGCGCGCGATTGATGATGCATACAACGAACAGCGCAAGAAAAAAATACCAATTCAAGACATCAAGTTTTTAAGAACATCTCAAAGTTTAGAGCGCCAAACGGATGCCGCAAAAATGATTGACTTTGTGGAGCATCAATTTGATATGATGAATTTAATCAAAACGCAATGTTCGTTGATTCAAATTACAACCTCTGCAAGTGGCACACAAAATTTCGATTTACCGCCAAGCTTGAAACGACAAACTGGACCAGAAAAAGCAAGAAAAGATAGTTATTCTGCACTTGTACTTGGAAATTGGATGGTAAAATTATACTATGATATGATGAATGTTCAAGTGGAAAATGTGAATTATACTTTTACTCCCATGTTTATAAAGTAAGTGTACCTTTTACGTAAATGTCTAAACAATATAAATATACCACAACATTCGATAGTGTAGTTTTTGCATCAAGCGACTTTGACGAGTCGAACATTAGCAAGGCATCGCTCGAAGCTTTGCGTCCTTTGATTCCAGCAAACATTGATCTTGATCGCAATATCGATCTACTGGGCGTTGCATTCAATGCTGCAGTTGTCAACAAATTTAATAAAAATGGAGATGGTATCAACAGTGAAGCTGCTGTTGCTATCAAAGATTATTTTGTTCACAAGCCAACCAACATCGAACACGATCGTGATAAAATTGTTGGTCATATTGTATCTGCCGGATTTTCTAGATACGGAGACTCTGGAGAATTGATGGATGATGATGAGGCATTGATAGAAGAAGGATCTTATAATATCGCGCTTGCCGCAGTGGTTTATAAAACAGCCAGCAAAGAATTTGCAGATTTGGTTGTTAATTCTACTGACGCCGAGAGCGATTACTATGGAACAGTATCTGCAAGCTGGGAAGTAGGATTCAATGAATATGTAATTTCTGTTGGCGGAGACGATCTTGGTGAATCGACCATCATTTCTGATCCACAAGAGATTCAAGCATATTCTCCATATTTAAAAGCTTTGGGTGGAAAAGGAATGTTAAAAGATGGCCGCAAGGTGAATCGATTAATTATTGGAGAGATTTATCCGCTGGGTATTGGATTCACTTCCAACCCTGCTGCTGATGTAAAAGGTTTGATAGCAAACAAAGGCGAACAACCAGTTGTCAAAAAAAGCAGAAACGAACCAATTGACAAATTAATAACAAAAAGCGAAAAAACTTCCCATTCCTCTCAGGAAAATGTACTAAACAAAGAAACCAATAATAATACTATTATGGACAAAGACCAAATCATAAATGAATTCCGAGCAGCTTTAGACGAAAAGCTTGGCAACCAAGATTTCTCTGAAGAAAGCGTCGCCAGCATCTCCAAGGTGTTTATTGACGCTATTCGCGAGAAAGGTGAGCAATACGTCGCCGATCTTGAAAAGGCTAAAGCTGAAAAAGAAGAAGCTGTTCAGGCTCAAAATTCTCTTCAAGAGAAAATGAGTGAAGTAGAGCAGCAATTAGAATCTACTCAAAAACAACTCGCAGCTCTTGAAGAAGAAAATTCTGCTCGTGAAGCTGAAGTTCGTTTCAACGCACGCATGGAAATGTTGAACGACATTTACGAGCTTGATGAGGAAGACTCCAAAATCGTAGCAGCTGAGCTTGCTAGTCTTGACGAAACTGAAGAAAGTTTCGCTGGTTATCAAGAAAAACTTGCTAAAGTTTGGAAACACAAAAATAAAGAATTTATCGCAGCCGAGCAAAAGGCATTTGAAGATCGCGTAGCTCAAGAAGTTGAAAAGCGCTTATCTCAAACTGCTGAAGCTTCGGAAGAAACAACTGAAGAAGTTGTGGAAGTTGCTGAAGCATCCGAAACTGAAGAAACTGAAGAAACTGAAACTGCCGACGAAGTGGTTGAAGCTCTTGACGCTCTTGAAGTAGAAGAAGCTGCAGTAATCAATAACAATGAAAGTTCATCCGAGGGAGATTCTCTTCGTGAGCGTTTCGCTAAAACTTTCAAAGATTCTGTTAAAATTTCATACTAATATATAGGAGAAAAAAATTATGGCAAAAAGAATACTACCATACCGAGACTACAGTGAACACGACGTTGTGAATCTGTTCGCGCTTGACCTTAGTGGAGCAACTCTCTCGAGTTTTGTTTCCAACGGCAGCGGCGACTTTGACGCAGGTGTTGTTGTTTCTGTAAGTGCGGGAGCTCTACCTGGTGAGGTTTCCGAATTGCGTGCGTCAACCCCTGATAATCTTCGTGATTACTTGGGTGCTAGCTTTAGTGGTGCGCATATTGGATTCAACGGATACCCCGCTAATACAGGTATGACTGTTGCTCCTGCTGATGGATCCGGTCGCGCCCTTGGTATCACACTTCGTGAAACCTTGGCTTTCGACGAAAACGGAGAAAAGATGCTTTACTACAAGCAAAAATTGGACGAAGCTCAAGGCGTTCTTCCTGGTCAAACAGTTCCTGTTTTGACAAAGGGTCTTGTTCTTCTTTCTGCTTCTGCTTTCGCTAGCGCACCAGCTTTAGGAGACGATTTAGAAGTTTCTTCTACAGCAGGTAAGCTTCAAACTGCAACAACTGGAACAGTTGTTGGTTCAGTTATCGCTATCGGAGAAGAAAGCGACGACTCGTCCGCTAAAAAGTATCTCTGCAAAGTTAGCTTCTAAGAAAGGAAATTAAAGAAAATGAAAATTACTTTAGAAAGAACACCCGAGCAAGTCGAGCTTATCAAAGCTATGGCTTCCAAAAATCGTGATGTTGCTTATGAA